CTTTGGTTTAACTTCAACAACATAACTCTTTACTTTATTATTTTTCTCCTTTACTTTAATCAGATAATCTGGAAAGTAACGATGAACTCTATTGTCTGTCGGAGAAATATATGGTATGCAGAACTCTTCTGATGCCCAAGATATTATGCTTTCATTTTTATCACACCACACACAGAAACGTCTTTCCCAACTACTTCTACAGATAATATTATTAGGATTGCCCTGATATTTCTCTGGATTAGATGGTTTATAGCGACTTTTTATACTTTCTGCCATTATCTTGCATACATAATATATAAGGTCAAATGTATTTATAAATGGCTTCCATCCCACCACAAAGACTGACAGTAGATAAAATTGTAAAAGATTTGCTAGAACCAGCAACCACCTCGTTCTATCAAGTATCGATTAGTGATCCAAGGCAATTGAATGAGAGAGGAGATACCTTTTCAACTTATCTCAATCAACAGGGTCTTAGCACTTTGTTTAATGCCAGAGGTTTAGATCCCACAAGAAGAGAGAAACTGCAATTGTTTTGTTCAGAAACAACACTGCCAGGTTCTTCATTAGCAACAGCAAACTTAGATAATGATTTTACTGGAGTCTCAGAAAAGTATGCTCATCGTAGAGTATTTGATGAAGAAATTTCATTGACATTTTATTGTGATGCAAAAGAGTATCTACCAATTAGATATTTTGAAGCTTGGATGTCGTATATGACAAATGATACGAGAGATAATCACAATGAAACTTTTTATTATAGAATGAAGTTTCCCAAAAAATATAAGGGTGGTTTAGAAATAACTAAGTTTGAAAAGAACTTAAACTCACAAGATCCAGTTAGAGGTAGAACAAGACCATTGACATATACTTTTATAGATGCGTTTCCAAAAGCAATCTCAGCAATGCCTGTTACATATGATGCATCAGACTTGTTAAAATGCACCGTGTCATTTTCTTATACAAGATACAGTGCAAAACCATCCAATAATAATGCTGGTGATCCATCATTCGCATATGCTGCTGGTAGATTTGCTAACCTTGCTGTAGATAGATTAACTGGTATCGATCTCTTAGGAGATGTTGTGGGGGGAGTTGTTCAAAGAGCACTTCGATAACCCTGCTATATAATATACTGAATTGCATAATAGAATATCATGCCTTTACCAAAAATTGCGACACCAACGTATAGTATGGTGTTACCATCTACAGAGAAGGAAATAAACTATAGACCTTTTCTGGTGAAAGAAGAAAAACTTTTAGTTCTTGCTTTAGAAACTGAGGATACAAAACAAATCACCACAGCTATTAAAGCAGTGCTTAAGAGTTGTGTTCTTACAAAGGGAATCAAAATAGAAACATTACCAACTTTTGATATTGAATATTTGTTTTTAAATATTCGTGGTAAATCTGTTGGAGAACAACTAGATGTCAACGTAATTTGCCCTGATGATGAAAAGACAACTGTTAAAGTTGTAATTGACTTGGATGCTATTAAAGTTCAAAAAACTGAGGGTCACACAAACAAAGTTGAGTTGGATAAAAGTTTAATGATGGAACTTAAGTATCCTTCTTTAGAAGAGTTTATTAAAAGTAACTTTGATTTTAAAGATGAGAATGCAATGGATCAATCATTCAAGTTAATCGCATCTTGTGTTGATAAGATATACAATGAAGAAGAAGTATGGGTCGCAGCAGATTGCACAAAGAAAGAGATAACAGATTTTCTTGAGTCGATGAACTCATCTCAATTTAAAAAGATTGAAGAGTTCTTTACAACAATGCCTAAATTATCACATACTATTTCAGTAACTAATCCAAATACAAAGGTTAAGAGTGACGTTGTACTTGAGGGCTTAGCGTCTTTTTTCGGGTAGCAATGATCCATATGGATCTTGCTAGCTACTACCGATTGAACTTTTCGTTGATGCAATACCATAAATACTCTTTGACTGAGATTGAAAACATGATACCTTGGGAGAGAGATATCTATGTTGGATTATTAAAACAACATCTCGAAGAGGAAGAACTTAAACGCAATCAGCAGAAAGCGAATGCCTAAACCAAATAAGGAAATTAAGCAATTACTTATAAATGACTTTGGATACGAACCCGTTGATCTTGAATCTTACACGGGTCAACTTCGTGCGTTAAAAGAAAGTTTTAATTCTCTTCAAATAACAAATCCAAAAGATCCTAGATTACAGCAACTAGCAAACGGAATAAAAGATTTAAAAGCAGATAGAGAAGTAGAAAAAAGTGGTGGTAAATTAAGAAGAACAAGAAAGAGAAGATCAGATGCTAAGTCACTAGAACAAATAAATGCAGAGATAGATGCGAAAGAAAAGAAGAAGAAAGATGCGATGAATTTCATATCTCCAGGATCTGCACCTGCTGCACTACCTCCAGCAGAGGCTGATGGTGGTGGAGATATGTCAAGCACACTTATGAAAATATCTAATGATGTGAACATCATCAAGGGTATTGTTGCAAGTCAAGAGAGTCTTGAAAAGGATAAGATGGATGATACTAGAGAAGCAAGAGAGAAGAAAAAAAGAAGCATGAAAGAAAACCTCTTAGAGGGTGGAAAGAAAATGTATGATAAAGTTGCTGGTGCATTTGGAAAAGTATTAGAACCAGCAAAAGGAATCTTTGAATCAATATTTAATTTCATAAAACTATTTCTTCTTGGTTCAGCCTTGATGAAAATTCTTGATTGGTTTGGTAATCCTGAGAACAAAGATAAGATACAATCTATATTCAGGTTCCTGAAAGATTTTTGGCCTGTTATCGCTGCTGGAGTTATAGCGTTGATGGGGCCTATCCCTTCATTTGTTGCAGCAATTGCATTAGCATTTGGATTTGTTCCAAAGATAATCGATTTTGTTAAATCAATATTTGGTCTGAATAAAGATGTAGATAAAGAAATTAAAGATCAAGAAAAAGATTATGAAAAGAATACGAGAGGAAGCACTAGTTTTGATGTAAAAGAAGAAAAAGAAGAAACAGGATCACCACCGCCACCAGAACAACAAGATGTAGAGAAAATGAATAAGGGTGGTGAGGTTCCAGGCTCAGGTAATACTGATACTGTTCCTGCAATGCTAACACCAGGTGAATTTGTGTTGACTAAAGATGCAGTGAATCAGGTTGGTGCTGATACATTATATGGAATGAATGCTGCTGCTGGTGGTGTTGGTAAACCTTCACAACAACCAAAAGCTAAACGAGCGAAGAAAAAGAAAATGAAAACTTCAACTGTAGGAACCATGATGAACATGGGTGGGTTGAAGATGGGTGGTATGACAAACAATATGTCATATGCAGGTGGTGGGCAAGTTCCTGTACAAAATTACTTCATGGGTGGTTTAGTCAAGAAAGTTGGAGGTGTGCTTGCAAAAACACCACAAGCTCGTCTTATAAAATTTGCAGCAAATCAAGTTAAAAAAGCTGCAGTTCAACCACCTGTGGCAAAAGCATTGAAGTCTCTTGCTAAACTTGGAGGATTTGCAGGAACACCACCACCAACTCCTATGGAGGGTGATGATAGTAGTGTTAATGAGATACCAAGTTTTAGTGTGACTGCACCTGGTGGTAGAGCAAAGGAACAGACATTGGGAATAAGGAGATAATATATGGCACTGGGAGCAATCGTAAAAGCAGGTGCTAAGTCACTTGCCAAAGATAAGGCAAAGAGTTTTATCACTGGAAAGGGTAAAGGAAAAGGTGGTGCTTTAAAAAAGACAGGAGAACAAAAACCAAAAGTAAATCCCTCTAATCTGATGGGTAGACAAGTTGGTGGAGATACAGGAGGAGCAAATATTCCAGCATCAAGACAAACCATTAATATAACTCCTTTAGGATCAGACTCTTCTGTTAAATCAGGTGGTGGTAGTGGTGATATAAAAATAGTTCAAGATATTAGTCTTGCTGTATCAGAGATCGCTGAAAGCATGAAGAGTGGTCTTATATTAAAAGATAAAGCAGCAGCAAAAGAAAGGAAAGCAGCAGAAAAAGAAAAACGTGCATCACAAGAGGCTGATGTAGAGAAACCAGATGATAAGAAAAAAGAGGGTGGTGGAATGCCTAACTTAAAAGTTCCTGGTGTTGGAATGTTGAGTGGAATATTTGGATTCATCACGAAGTTTATATACGGTATTGTTATAATGAAACTAATAGAATTCTTACCTAAACTTAAGGGATTGCTTGGAGTTCTTAAGGGTGCAGGAAAGGTATTTAATTTTCTCATAAATTTTGGTGGTAAAATTCTTGATGCTCTAGCAGGTGCTATTGATTTTGGATACAAACTTGTTGATGGTGCAGAAAAAGTAATTGGAAACATTTTTGGTGAGGAGGGTGCTGAAAAATTCAGAACTTTTACTAAAAACTTTACGACGTTGATAAATTCATTTTTAATATTCAAGATACTTAAAGCAAAAGTTTTTGATGCAATTGTAAGAAATATAAAAAATGCGTTTAAATTTGCTAAGAATATTATTAAAAATGCTGGTAAAGTTGTAGCTAAACTTTTCCCAAATTTAGCTAAAGGAGCAGGAAAGATATTTCAAGCAGGAAAAGGATTATTAAGTAAAGGTGCATCAAAAGTTGGTGGTTTTGCTGCGAAGATATTTGGTAAGGCAGCAGGAGTTATCTCACCTGCATTCAAAGGTGCTAAACCATTTCTTTCTAAGTTCTTTGGTAAGATTCCAATTGTAGGCCCACTTGTTATTACTATTGTATCTCTTTTATCTGGAGAACCAGCATCTCAAGCGATCTTCAAGGGATTGGGTGCTGCATTAGGTGGTGCACTTGGAACATTCATACCCATACCAATTCTCGGAACATTGATTGGTGAAACAATCGGTGTGTTTGTTGGTGATTTGATATATGAATTATTGATGGGTGGTGGTATAAAAGCCGTAGGGCAGAAGTTAAAAGATACATTTATGACTATCTTTAAGGGTGGTAAATTTGTATTTGATTTTATGAAGAATGGATTTGTGAATTTCATTAACAACTTTAAGGAAGAACATATGATTAAATTACCTAAAATTCTTGGAGTTCAAGTTAAATTACCAGGAATAGGAGATACAATACCTAATCTTCTTCAGTTATATAATCCACTAGCAATGGCCCCTCTTCTT